ATACGAGGCTCGGGTCTCGCAATCTGCAGTGATGGCTTCCAGCATCGAGATGGACGGCATGCGGTCCTGCGGCGCCGGTTCCAATGCCAGCGGCTGAGACGGCGCTGGTAGGGCCAACGACTCGAACTCTTCACCTCCAGGGACCGGCCCGAGGTAGATGCCCGCTCTCGCCTCGTTACGATTGATTACCCGTGCTGTCAGCAGGTTTGGAATGTCACCCACTGCGAACCGTCGTGGAGGCTCCAACTCCGGTACACCCGTGATATCGAACCAGCAGGTGTTGTTGTTATCGTTCAGCCGCGGCAACAACTCGGTAGCAATGCCTTCCGACATCTCTACCGCTTGCGTCTTGATGGCGTTACGCCAATAGTTCAGCGTCTCTCGCTCGGCATTGGCGTAGGTACGACGGCTGGAGTCGGCTAGCCGAGACAACGGCGTCGCCAACGCCACGCAGATGGCGCGGATCTGGTTTTCATAACGCTCGATAAACTCGGCGTCTCGCTGCGACAATCCCAGCGTCTGGATGAATAGTGAATCCTTGGGCATGGCGCCCATGCGATCTGCCTCTACGAACGCCACCTTACCGGCGTTATCCGCCCCTTGATGCCGCTCCAGGAACTGCTTCCGAAATGAGTTACGCTCCGACTTGCGGTTGAACGCTTCATGTACCACCACTGCCGCGGGGCGAGCGTCGTTCATCAGGAAGGCGTAATCGTAGCGATCCTGCATTACCGCGATCGACACATTCAATCCCGCTGCCCGTAGCAACGACTCCGGCTCCCGCCAATCCTCCTGGCCGGGACGCCACACATAGCATACCTGATCGTTGGTGAGCCGGATATAACTACCGGTTCCCTGATCGAACTCGAAATACTCCCACCAGTCCGCCCCGCCTCGTGACTGGACGGGGCACAGACGACTGGCCGGTAGTGGCCACAATTCGAAAGGCACATTATCCCGGCGCTTGCGATCATTGGTAGGAGAAGCAATCTCCCATCCCCAACGGCCAGTTACGTCAAACTGCACCGACGCCCACTGGATCAAGCGTCGTGCTGACGTCTGCATGTTCGGCTTGCCAGGGGTGGGTCCCAGGATCTTAGCCAAGGGGTGATTCTTGTCAAAATCCGAGGGCTTATCCGGATCCGCCCCTACCCGTAACGGCAGCGACGACAGATCCAATGCCCTGGCCCGCGCACAGGCGTACACGTAGATATTGGAATACAGCGCCTCCGTGATTGCCGTCCGGGCGCTCCAGTTGAATGCCCGCCGCATCCAGAAGCGCTGAACGGGGGTGACGGTCGCGGCACGAGGATCTCGATACTGGACCATAGACGAACCTACAGGTCTACGCAGCAAACTCATTTGTGGTACCTCAATCCTCCACGACCGCGGACACTCTTGTTCTCCAATCCTAGCAGCTTAGAGAATAGCCACACCAGGGCGTCCATGCGGTTGGGCGAGTCTCGTTCACCACGGATGTACGTGGTCATCTCATCTTCCAGCAGCAGGAAGTCTTCGCCTTGAGCATGATGAATGATGGTCTTGGGCCAGGTGGCCGGGTTGGATGGATCACCGTAGCAAGCAGCAACCGGCTCCGCTCGGGTAGTCTTGCCCCGGCTTGCCCACACATTGGCGAAGTTGATTCCGGGACGCTCTTGCTGCATTACTGTCTTGACCAGATCACCGCCATTGTTGACCTCGCCAATCACGCAATCAGCCCCGAAGTCATCATAGGCGTCTCCGACGATCTGCGCCCACTGCGCTGGCGGTGCCTGGATCGATAGATCAGCGAGAAGGTATCCGTGCTCGCGGTAGACGCCACCAACCGAGATCCCGCACTCGTCGCCCCGTTTGGCGGATACGGACGGATCGACGGCTACTATCAATCGATCGAATCTTTTCGGCTTGATGAGCCTTCCAGCGTCGATCTGCGCGTTGACCCATAGCGTCCCTTCCGTATCTTCCAGGATCTTGCCCTCGATCTCCTGCAGCCCCTTGCGAGTACCGATCAGCGGCTTGACCACCCGATCGTACCACACTTCGGCCAAGTTGTCCTTGTTCTCGTCGGAGTGGCCCTCCGTGACATAATCAGCCTCCGCTTTGAGTTTCTTGACGAACTTGCTAGGCCGGGGCGTGCCGGTAAGCACTATGTGAGGATCGCCCTTACGGCACATCAACAACAGGTTATCCCACGTCTCTTCCGGATAGGACCAAGTAGCTGGCTCGTCACCCCAAGCGCCGGACAGGTTAGGGCCGCGCAGAGAGTCCGGTTTCTCGGACGAGAACAGGTCGAGTCGAGCGTTGTTCTGCAGCGTCATCTGGCCCATTGAACGGTTCCACTCGTGCCGGATCTTGTGGTTATCCAGCACGTACAGTAACCCGGATTCCCCCTCAACCATGGTGTCGCGTCCGTCGTCAAAAGTCGGCGCCACCAACGCCCAATATGACCCTGGAGCGTGGCGCATTCCCTCCACCAGCCACTCCCCGCCAGTGCGGGTCTTGCCGAACCCACGACCAGCCATGACGAACCAAATGAACCAAACCAGGTCCATTAGCAGATCTGGAGGACGCTGCTTAGAGCGGGCGTGCTTATACGGCACGTCACCATGCGGCTTGCCGTCACAGTCGTTCCGACCGCAATACCAGATCTGGTCGCCTTCCTGGCGAGGCGGATCCAGGAGATCAGCAATATTCCCGAGCAGGTTAGACACTGACGGCTTCCATCATGGCTGCACGCTGCTCAGGACCGGTGGCCAGATCTCGCAAGTTGCTGGCGATCATACGCCGAGCGAAATCAACCTGCTCTGGACGCAGCGCCAACTCCGGCGAACCAATCACCGCTAATACCGCCGTCAATACCGCCGCGGCCTGCATCTCCTGAATGTCGATGGCTCGTTTGGCGATCCCGGCTCTAACTACCATGGAGGTGATCTGTTGTAGCAACCGGCGCTGCTCCGTCCATTGATACATCAGTTTATTGAACGCAGTAGAGCATGCAATGGCCGCGGCTTCGTCGCCCTCCAGCGGTACGCCGTTGGCGTCGCTAGTCAAATCCTTGATGCGCTCGTCCAACCACTCCACCGACGCTTTGGAGCGAGATACTTCCTGCATCATCACTTCATCGGGAGGCACATTCGGACCGTAGGATCCAAGCGCCTTCATACGATCAACGTACTGTACGATCTCCTGGCGAGCGGCGCCGACCTTGCTGGACGGCATGGACCCGGCGTGCCACTTACAAGTACCGAATCCGGCGTGATCCGTTCCAGCACCTGCCGCTTGCTGGCACGGCTTGCCGTCCTTTTTCAAGGCTCCACAAATCGGGTTGCCTTCGGCGTTGACTGGCATACGGGCTACGGCAGTCCCCGCCATCACTTCACAGTCGGGGTCACTCAATGCTCTATTTTGAGACACCCGGGCAGTGTATCACACTGCTAAGTCCCGGAGGAACCGAACCCCTTAGCACCTCGCGGGGAATCCGACAATTCTGTGTCTCGCTGCGTAGGCAGCATGCGGATTTTGGGAGCCAGCGCTGGCAGCGGGATGACCTGTGCGATTCGTTCCCCCGGTTGGATCACTCGTATCTCATCCGACAGATTACGAACATTGGCAAACATCTCACCCCGATAACCGGGATCGATTACGGCGGGATGGACCAGCAGCCCCCGTTTATGGAAGGACGAAGATCGCCCTAGCACCAGCGCCCACGTATTGGGCGGCCACTCGATCTTTACTCCAGCCGGTACGTTGATAGTCTCCTCAGGATGAAGCACGAGACCTTCCGCGCCGTAATAAATCAGATCAAACCCGGCGTCTCCTGGATACCCTTGACGGGGTTGAGGATCCAACTCCGGTAACGTCTCCATTAGAGTGGTATCCGGTACAAACTTAGCCACAGCGCTGGAGTTGTGATGTGGAAGAGGTTGCAGATGCTGGATGGCATTCAACAAATAGGCCATTTCCGAATGATGATAGATGTTATCTACCTGCAGCGCCCAGGACGGGGCATCGCGCAACACGTGACAAGGAATGCCCGCCGCTGATGCCCACGCGATCTCCATCGGCGTCCCGACAGACGGCACGTCAGGCGGTAAGATGGCCACTACCGCATCCGCCCTAGTCAACGCTGCCATATTGACCGCTTGCACTCTCTGATCCGGGCCACAATCGTTGGCGTTGAACGCCCGTCCGGGATCGTAGAACGTGAGACCAGGTTCGTCGATCATACGGTTCTTGATCATCTGGTAGTCATCGATGAACCCGGCCTTCCCCCGATCCAAATCGATCGGGTAAGCGAGATACACGAGTAATGCCATCAGACGATCCTCTCCACGCGAGCGAACCCAGCAGCCTGTCGCACCGGGTCAGGATCGATCGTTTCCTCCAGCACCCACCACTGACCGTCTTTCAACAAGGTGCCCCGAGAGTAGTCCTGTACTACCTTGTGGTTTTTCTTGATGTAGACGTTCTGCGCCATGCCGGAGTTGTCCGCCGCTAGTCGCGCTTTGGCGTAAATATCCTGCCGTGCACCGCTGTGATGAATAAACCATGCCGGACTCACGAGGGAGTACCCAAATCGGGGTCCACGATTACGTCGCTAACGCTGTTGCGTTTAATGATTTGGTGCAGCACAGCCTCAGGATGCCGCTCGTGCATCAATTCGATCACGCGTTCCATGGTCGGCGCCAATACGTGTAGACGACGATTTACGTGCTCAGGCACTACTCGACGCGTCGTACCATCCGACTGCTTATGATCGTATGGCTCAGAGGCTTGTACGTCAAAAATATTACTGTTCATACCCAACTCCCGTTCTGCCTGACATAGGCAATCATCTTGGTGTAGATGCCCACATCCTCCCAATGTTCCATCGACGGTTGCTCGCCCCGTTCCAGCGCCGCCATGATCCGAGCCATCTTTCCGAAGATGTAGAAGGTGATTGCCAACTCCTGCTCCGACACCACGCCTTCCAGATCGGGAGCGATGCCATGTAGCATCTCGCCCACCATAGTAAGCGAGGACGACCCATATTGCACCGCCTTGGAAATAGTAGCGGCGGCTTCCTCAGCGGCGGTCTCCATCCACCACTTCTCCAACGCCTCCATGGCGACTCGCTGCGTCTCGGGCACGGAATCGATGTCGAACATGCGCATCTCTTCCCACGGTTTCTTGCGCTTCACAACCATGACAAGGCCACCCCCCACAGCAAGATGGATAGTGGCAACCCGAAGAACAGGAACCCCAAGAGAGTAGCGATCAACGGAATATTCCACTCGTAGGCAACCTTGGTCGTGACCGTGGTGGTCTCGATCTCGTCGCCTTCGGTCTCGTCCCAACGTCCTTCGGGATCGGCGTCACGACGATACCCCGGGCGGGGCGGCGGGAGGTTCACAGCCACACCGCCGTGCGAGGACCAGTAGTGATCATCTGCACGTGTCGCCGCAGATCGCCCATCTCCCGATCGATCCACTTGAACAGAGCCTCTGGAACATCC